TCATAACAAGTGGATTTCATTGTTGTGACTAATCTCATAAGCGATAATAGAACCGTTATACAGGTCTTTAATCGCACTGAGATAAGCTTTAGCTCCCAGACCGTATTGAAGATAGGTGACATCTGTGCACCATTTCTGGTTATGAGCTGTGGCTGTAAATTCACGATTAAGAATATTTTCTTCGTAAAATCTGTCACCAGCTTTTGTACAAGCATGGCTAACACGACGAATGACTGAACTAATCCCCAGAATGTTCATCAATCAACGAATCCGTTTCTTGTTTTAAGTTGTCCCAAGTTGACGATTAATAAATGTTGTCATACGGCGATAACCTAAGATACCATTGTAGAGTCTATGAAGTTCCTTGATTTTAGCCATTAGCTTTGTATTTTTTGTCTCAAAATCTGTTTTTTGACGATTGAGCCACTTGTAATAGCCTGAACGAGACCCCTTCAAGAGTTGGCATAAGGCCTGAATAGGCACATTAGATTCCTCATCGTAATAATTCTTGATTACTTGGAACTCCGCTAAATGCTTACCTAGTCTTACCGTCTGTTTCCTCGTTTGATGTCTTCTAACTTTTTTAGTAAACTAACCTCGATTTCTAAGAGACGATTACGTTCCTCCAATTGTTTAATCTTGAGTTAAAGTTGCTCAATCTCGGTTAAATCAGGCCTACTCTCCAACCCTTTCACACGTCTATCAACCAAACCTTGTGAGCCATTCTTCTCAAGCTTACGCACCCAAGAATAAATTTGTTGGTAGGAAACACCAAACTTCTCAATAGCTGCTTGATAGTCTTTCCCATGGGCAATGGTGTAGTTAACAATCTCTACACGTTCTTCAAATGTGGCTTGCCTTCCTTGTTTCATACGGCTATATCCTCTACTAGTGGCTTTCAAGTCTTCACCACTAGTATACCGTTTTATCCACTTTTGGAGAACAGAGCGACTTGAGATATCATACCATTTACAAATATCTCTAAGAGAGCCTTTTCCATCAAGGTAGCCTTGAACACCCTGTTCTTTAGCTAATGTGGAGTATATCAATGGCGTATTTCCGTAAACGCGACAACGGGTGGGAATATCGAATATCGTATAAACATATAATAGGAAATATATTACTTTGCAATATTACTTCCACTAAATATCAACAAGTCATAAATCATTATAGTCAAACGCATGTGCAAGATACAGTAAAGCGTTTTAACATACATGTAAAAGCCTGCGTATCCATGGCTGTTCACGAGGGATATATAGAAAAAAATTTTTGTTTATTCACTAAGGTTAAAGCAAAAAATAAGGGGCGTAAATAGAGATAAAATTTCTTGAAACCAATGAATACTTACGCTTGATAAAAATTTGTAAAGAAAAATCACAACATCAATCGTATGCAGCGTTATACCTCATCGCTAAAACTGGCATGCGCTTCGCTGAATGTTTAGGTTTAACAGTTAATGATATTGATTACACTAACAAATATTTATCAATTAATAAAACTTGGGATTATCATTTCAACCAAAGATACCTGCCAACAAAAAACAAAAGTAGTATCAGAAATATACCAATTGACAATGATACATTATTTTTTTTGCATGAATTTACAAAAAATAAAAACGACAGATTATTCGACAAACTTTCAAATAATGCAGTCAATAAAACTATCCGAAAAATAACTGGTCGCGAGGTACGAGTGCACTCTCTCAGGCATACATTTGCAAGCTATCTAATTTCCATCTCTCAAGTTTTAGATCACGAGAATTTAAATATCACTTTAGAAGTTTACGCACATCAATTACAAGAACAAAAAGATAGGAACGATAAACTTAATCAGAGAAATTTGGGGCGGATTTGGGGCAAAATAGCTCTAAACCGCTATTTACATGCAATGAATATGTCCCCTGCCGGAATCTACTACTATTGTACACAATAGTTCATAATAGTCCAAGCGTTGATTTAATGGTTGTTTATAATAGTAAAAAGTTCAATGTAGTTTCATTTTTAATCTATTTTGCCCCTTTTTTGCACCCTTTCACTTCAATTCCCTCAACACCTCTTCTACACTCTCAACTGTCACAACTTCATCATCTCTCACTTCCTCGTGCGGCAACACATAATCAAATATCTTTCCGTTTTTACGCACTATCGCTACTGTGTTCCCTGAAATATAGCCTTTATCAATCGCTTCTTTAAACTCATCTATATATAACATATTTTATCCTCCTATCTATCTATTCGATAAAAAATCCTAAAAATAGACAATTTTAAATTTTTCTGTTCTGATAGACAAAAAGATAAATATTTTAAAAAAAGTATTGACTTTATATAGTACATGTACTATAATTATATATAGAAAGGAGGAAGATATGAGAATATCAGAAATTGCTGATTTGCTTACTTCAATCGGAACTCTGTTGGTTGGTATAGCAAGCATAATCACAGCAATAAAAAAAGAACCTAAAAAGAAAAACCGGCCACGGAGATTCAAATAAGGTTCTAGTAGTAGTTTGGGGCTCAAGCCCCTTGCCACTACTGATAGTATATCATATCTAAGACAAATATGAAATATTTGATTATTTTCGCAATTTGTTTAGTTGTATTTTACTTTATTAACAAGGATGATTGAAATGGATAAAGAATTAACACCTCAAGAAAAAGCAAATAAAAAGTGGGCAGAAAACAATAGAGAACATAGAACCTATCTATCAAAACGATCTACTGCTCGTAGTTTTATTAACAAAAATGCTACAAAAGAAGACTTATTAGAATTAAAACAATTAATTGAAAGCAAACTCTAGACACACAAAAAAACCGCCCTCAATAGAGAGCGGTTAATATTTATTTCAGTTTTTCTTTGACAGCATCTACTGCCTCTTCAACAGCATCTTTAGCATCATCTGCTAGTTCTTTGCCTTTAGCAATTGTTTTTTCAACAAATCCTTTTGCTTCTAACTCTTTATCACCGGTTATTTTGCCAAAGCCTTCTTTAGCACCACCTTTTGCTTGATCTAATTTTGATTTTAGTTTTTCTTGTGACATAATGTGCCTCCTTATTATTTTTATTCTATGGTAACATTTTGATTATTTCTAGGCAAATAAAAAAGCAAGAACCGCTAGTGTCAGGCGATTCTTGCTAAATAATATGCACCTATACTGTAATCTGCCTACTTATTTCAAAACTAAATCGTTGTTTTATTAAATCATTTATTTGTTTTGTTGAATTTACAATTTTTAGTTGACTTTTAATATGATTAAAATCATAGTAAGACAATAAATTGATAAAAGCAGAGTTTACAAAGGACGAACTTACTTCGCTAATTCCTGCGAACGAAACAGTCACGACTGTATCTGTATAAAAATAAGATTTCAATTGTTCAAATAAAATCTCTCCCGCCTTATTATCGTTAGAAAAATTCTTTGCTAGTTCTTTGACAGTTAACGTTACCATTCGAATTCTTCCTCCTCTTCTAAATCATATAAATTGTCATTCGATACATCTATTCGAATTTCAAAAAAAGTACCAGGATATGATTCCTCAGACGAATAACTTTGAGTAATTTTATTATCTGATACCGAGACTATACCACAATTAGATATAATTGTAAAGTTCCCGACTTTGTTAGTAGTTAAAGTATTTACAATATTAGAAAGCCCTGCCCCTCTATTTTGAGGTATAGTTTCTGCAGAAACACCCTCTTGAAGAGCGAATTCTATTAACTTGTTGTCAGGCTCATCCTTTTTAAATTTTCGCTTTATAGACTGAGGGATTCCTATTCCGAAATCAGATACTGCTATTACAATCTCCTTGTTCTTGGGATAGTATTGCCCAAAAATACATCCCTTAGATTCCTTAGAATGATCTGCAATATTATTAAAAATTTCGTCAACCGCTACACAAATAGAACTAAACTCATTTGTTCTGCCAGTTTGCTTTTGTAACCAATTCTTAAAGTCTGTTACCTTCCATTGAGCTATTTGTTCAGTGTTAATAAATTTAATTTCAAAAGTAGTCGGGCGCAGTTCCGGCTCTTTATAAACCAATTTATCAAACACTTTAAAAAAGCCACAATCTACTAGATACAACATAGCTTGCCTTTGACGTTTATTTAAAGAGCTTTCTTCGCATATTAACCACTTGATGTTTGCATCTTTTCTTTTTGTAGCAAAAGTTAACATATTATATAACGAAATTACTCCACTAGGTTCCGCAAACTCAATGTTTCTCATATCTACTGTAAGTGTCCTGTTATCACTTAAAGCAAGTAATCTATTGAAATTGGTAACGATTTTCGTAATGTTATATTTGTTTAAATTCTGAGGAAGAACTAGATTATTCATTGATAACAACTTTCTTTATAATAGCGAAACTATTTTACTATTTTTATAAAGAGATTTCAATATTTCAATAAAAATAGCCCCCGCAAAGCGAGGGCATTTGTCTTATCTAAAGGAGCTTTTCCTTTCGTTTATTTTTACATATCTGTTGCGTTAACTAAGTAGCTATCTTCTACCCATTGCGCCGACTCTGGATGGTTAATGCGTGACCATCCATTCACTTTTTCATAAACTCTTACACGAGTTCCTGCCTTGATAAATTCTTTATCAGCGCTACTTGCGTTTGGCTTAGACTCTACATAATAGTCTGTGCTAAGAGTTGCTTCGTAATAAGGTACATTTGAGTTGTCTAATTTAGTGTTAGTAGCTAGTTTTTGATAAAAAGTAAGTTCTTGTGGCTTATCAACCTTAGGTATATCCATTTTGCTACTATCATCTGCTAACAACACAATATTTTTATCTAAACCACCTGCTACTCCTACACTTGTAAACTGCCACCAGCGAACACCATCCATTGAAGGGAAGAACTCCCACAGCGGCTCTGTTCGTACTTCGTAGTCTGGATAACCAGCTATCCAAATGCTATTAGGGTACTTAGCGATAATTTTCTGATAATCAATATTATTAAGCGTAAATGGTTTATAGCTGTAATAAATAGGCTTATATCCAGCGCTAGCGATTTTATCCATAAATGCAATAACTGCATTTGTGTTAGCTTGCTTGTCTGCGCTTGCGGAATCTTCATAGTCAATGACTAAGTATGATACTTTTTTGCTTGGTAAGTTAGACAAAAATAAGTCTGCTTCCCGTTGCGCTAAAGCACTATCACCGCCAAAACGTCCAAAGTGGTAATAGCCAATTGGGTCGCTTGTGTTTGCTTGTTGTTGATGTCTGTCAGACAGCCAAGCAATTGACTCGGATACCTTGATAATCGTTTTTGTAGTGCCCGCCTGCTGACAAGTCGTTGTTAAATCTGCTTGTTGATAAGCCGATACATCGATAAAGTAATCACCTTTATTTAAACCGGTATTATCAGTTACAGTAACAGCGTTTTTAAAGCTTTTTGGTCTAAAGGCTGTTGGATAAGTTGCTGAATATGGGATTTTTACAAGATTGTATGCACCGTTAGCACCCCTTGATTTTGCCCCAAAAACCAGCCATATCCGCCTCCTGCATCGCTGTCAAAAATTGCTACATGACTGTAAGGCGTTACACCGTCAACAACCATAAAAATAGCAACATCACCAGCTTGCATAACTTCCACTTCATCAAAATAGTTTAAGATACCATTTTCGTGACGTTGCTCCCATATATCCCTTGCGTATCCTGTATTTGTACAGTTTGCGTATGGCAGTCCTAGATACTTACAGTAATCTGCGTAGCCATCCCAACATTGTGCACCGAAAGACCCATCAATATCATAAGCGTTACCATTTGACCTGCTTTTATATTCTTGATAAGTTGCCATTTACTCCTCCTTTCCAAAAAGTAAATAAATCGGATAACTAAAAAAAGCAACCACTGCAAGCGGTATGTACAGTATTGCTATTGCTAGTACCATTGCTATTTTAGTGATTGCACGCATGTCCCCTCCTATTTTTTTGGCTCGTGGTAAGTCAATGCTTGCTCACTGTCTGAAAGACCTTCGGTTGTTGGGTCTGTAACAATACCTGCAATAACAAGTACTGAAAACACACTATTAACAACTACTAACAATTTATTACCTAAATCACTAAGTTCAAGTGTATAACCAAAAACATTTGCAACTGCTTGTACAACTAAAAATATTGCTGGAATAATTGCTGACCAAAATGCTTTGTTTTTAATTCTTACTTTCCAATTAATCATGTTATTTCTCCTCTTTTTCTAGACGACCAATGCGGTCACTCATATAAGACATCTCCTTTTGGACAACACCAATGGTCTGAGAAATGTCCTGTAACTGTTCTGTATTTTTATCTAAGTGACCTTTGAGCCACTCTTCACGTTTGTTAGATTCTGATTTTGATTGGTCATGGAAATCCATTAGCTTTTTCTCACGCTTATCAGACGTTCGCACCAGATAACCAACCACAATCATAAAAAGCAAGATAAAGAGAATAGCCCACACAAATTGTGATTGAGCGATTCTTTCTGCTTGTTCTACTGTCATCCGACTACCTCACTAACTTGCTAAAATTTCAGCAAGTAATTCTTCATCGCACATAATTGCAAGTTGCTCTTTTGTTTTGTTATTAATAAACTCTGAAAATCCCTTTTTAACAAAACTTGACCAAGCCATACGTCCATAATATAAGTCAATCGCAAATAATTTAATCATCATATCTATCCCTTCTTCCTGTAAAAAAATTCTAACCAATAGCAATAAGATCTTCATCTTTTAAAACCTCTTTTGCGTAAAGCGTACTTATCAGATTGATAAGTGTTTGTGTGCCTGTTGATGTTGATGTACTTAGTTCAGTCATTTTTTCAGACTGAGCTTTATCTTTATACTTTTCGTCGTAAAATATCTGCTCACACTTTTCAAGTGTTTCTGCAAAAGATTTATTATCAAAGTCAACTGGTAAGTCAAAAGTTAAGTTACCTCTTACGTGAGGTAAATCAACTGCCACAATTGCATTAACTTTTGCAATGCTTTTATCTTCTAACATTACAGGATATTTGTTTAAAATTTCCAATAGTTTTCCTCCTTTTATATTATCCAATTGATTTGTCCTTTAACATTAACCGCCCATTTTGATGGGTTGAACCATAAAATACGACCATCTGCACTAACTTGTACATTTAATACATTTAATTGCACAGTCCACGCAGTAACCGCAAACATCATTTCGTTTGGAATTAAATTCGTTGGCATGGAACCGACCGTAAACTGGTTTATTCCATTTGTTGCAAAGTCATATTTAATAGTGACCATGCTACCAATTTTCCTGTAATTAAAACCGTTGCCGATGTATTGCCAACCAGTATCTTCTACCGCTGGTGCGGATTGCGGTAAGCTATCTTTTTTAGCGTACTCACTCCAACCACTCCATGCCCCGTTTTCTAGCACTCGTGTAAAAATGGTTTTGTTCGTGCGGTCATAAAAATGCTGGTAAGCGTAATTGGCTGTCTCGTGTCTTACAACTGTTAGATAGCCCGGTCCAGCACCACTTGGTCTGTTATCGCCTTTAAAAACACAATAAAAACCTGTGTCTTGCAAGCTGTTTAAGTCGGTGTCGTCATGTCTAAAAGAGCCACCATTATTTAAAGCAAGTGGTTTTTGCTGTATCGCCTTATCGCCACAATAAATAGTACCGTCAACATAAACATCGCCTTTGGCATCAATAATGCCATGTTCCCAAATTTTCCCAAATGCAACACCAGAAGGTGCTTTAGTTACTAGAACAAACTCACTAGAAATCGTTTGAGTAATAGGGATTGCTGACATTAAACTATCACTGACAGATACTTTAACAAGCCAAGATTTTGATTTGTCATAAGTGCCGCCAAGATTTAAAGGGGCGCCTGACATTTGGGAAATTGTTGACCAGGTATTTGTAGCTGCGCCACTATCAACTGCATAGATACCAGTATTGTATGGTGCAACAGATACCGACATTTTGAGTTGGTTTTTTTGTATTCCACCAACTATAATTGGTGCAATCTTAACAAATGGCAAGACTTGTAAAATGTCAGGATTTTGCTGAGACCTGACTACTTTTGCACTTGTAACAATTGGTAAAAAATAATCAATGACATTAATTTTTGTGTCAACTGGTTCTGATGTTAGACCTCTGCTATCAGTTACCGTTGCTCTGATTGTTGCTGAACCAAAAAAGTCCAATTTATCAAATACGCTACCATTACCGATAATTGAGTTACTTTTCCCGACAATTTCAGCATTATAACTTGTTATTGTTGAACCGTTGTTTCCAATAGCTGAGCCAAAATCAACTTTAACTTTACTTATAATCCTAACAAAATTGTTTCCACTAACAATGCTACTAGTTAAAGTATTTGTATCAGATAGAGTGATACTTGACAATTTTGGCTTATAAGTAGCTGTATTAGGTATTGTTATTGATAAAGTATATTTTGTCTCACCAATCTTTGCTGATCCATCCATCGTCTCAACAATCAGATTACCTGTACCAGTTAATTCATTAGGCAGTAAATTAGCAAACGTTGGCGGTATAGTCCACAAATAGCTAGTACCAACGCCAGTTGCGATAGTACCTGTACTACCCTTAAAATCATATTTCAAATTGTGAGTAAATGACGTTGAATATCTATTGATTGTGATAGTTACTGCATTACCTAGCACACCACTAATAGCACTTGATACACTAAGTCTATTAATTTTAGGTAGCGAGATAGACTGATTTGCAGTCGCTTCACCATAATTGCTAAAGTTTATTGGATAATATGCTGAAATATTGAATAGTGGTTTATTTCCATCTGAATTATGATTAACAATGTAATCTTTAGCAAATAATAGTTTTCTCTGTCCGTAATTTATCGATGGATTAACATTGATGGTCTCAGCTCTACCATCAACTGTTATTTTTAAAGGTCTAGTTTCACCTATTGAAATATAGCCATAACTAGACATTTTTAAAAAAACTTGTACATTGACTGTGCTTGTATTACTTGCGATATTTGGCTTATTCCAAGCAGACAATATTTCAAGTGTCAGGTTATTCCCCCACGACCTACTATATGTAGCAGTTCCCATGTCTCACCTCCTAACTATTTCTAATTGCTCTGATAACATTAAATAATGGATTTCTGTCATAGACTTCTTCAACAAAATTTCCAATTTGTATACGCTCTGTAAACAGTCCATTTTTTATTGTTAAGGTATCACCTGTCAATGTCATCTGAGCAACACCATTTGTCACAAATGAAATGCTGTCATTTGATAGAAATAACTTTGCTTTTCCGCCTTTGCCACCGATAGCAACGCCCTCTTCACCAATCAACGTTTCATTGTTGATAAAGCTAAATCTTGCACTTGCCTCACCTAATAGTTGTTTAAACTCAGTTGTACGATCAAACAATTGAGCGATGTCGTTTGCAACTTTTTGCTTTTCGTCTATCGTATTTAAGTCATACCAAAGCTTCCACTTAGTTTCAACTTCACTGAGTGTATTCTGCATAGCCTCAGCAATTGCATTTTCTCTTGCTATAGCAGTTCTTTCTTCAAGAGCTAGAATTTGTGCTTGGGTTAATTCTTGATCAGCTTTTGTGTCGAGATTGTTTATTCTATCAACTTCGGACTCTTGCCAATCTCCAGATTTATTACCTTTGACAAGCATATATCCACCAGTCATAAACCAACCTGCATCACTGGCAAGCATGGCAAAGCGTGGTTTTATTTTACCGTCTCTGAGCGGTACAAATGTAACTTTAAACATCTGGATATCTGTAGTGACATTTTCAATTATCGTCTCACGAGGTGTGTTACTTGTGATATGGTTTGCAAACAAGTCATACAAATAGAAGTACAATCTTCCAGCATTTTCTCTTGCTATAGCAGCTGTAAAAGTGTATGTTACACCAGCTTTAACATCAAACTCGATAGTGTGACTAACCTTATTTCCAGACTTCCATTTCTTAAATTCAAATGGATATTCGCTGATTTTTGTAGTCTCAAATATTGTACCTTCGGTAAACCAACTTCCAGAAAATGATTTTGTACCATCAAGTAAATTTTGAGTACCAATGACAACATTAGCAGACATATCAATCCACTTGTAGTCAAGATAATTTGTTGATTGCGTTAATCCAGTATAAGTACCGATAAATCTTCTATTTTTAGCTTCAGTAATACTAAAGTCAACTTTTCCATCTTTCGAATTGGCCCACGCTGTCCATGATGTAGCACCATCATCGCCTTTTTCTCCATCCTCAGTATCTGTAAAGGATATTTGCGTACTTGCTACAAGTTCCTCGTTAACATAAGCTTCGACTGTTATGTTTAAAACATGGTTAAAGTCACTTGCTTTAACTGTTAGCGAAGGACCTATCTCAATCAGTGAGTCGCCATTTTTATAAAAATAAATAGCATCGTAATCTTTCCCATTTTTTTGCAGGTTAGGCGTTAATACAGACTCACCAACCCCATTTTTAAAAGCAACTCCGTTTGAAGTCGCTAGTTGTATATCGTATGGAATTGACTCATCGTATAGACGCAACATATCACTAATTAAGTCGGAAGCTAACTGACTTTCTTTTTCGACAAAATTGCTGAATTTAGTTTTGTTAGAGCTGGGATTTGTTATTGATATTTCTTGCTCAATAACCCTCGCTGTGAGAATTAGCGGTGACTCGTATCCGTCGTCCTGTATCCGCACAACATCACCAAGTTCTAAGTCAACATAGCCATCAACTTCGTATGTAATTGCTGGATATGCGTGTGCTTTTAAGTCTTTTAGACCTGTTGACATCAAGACTTCTTGACTATCAGTCTCGACTTCCATGTCTTTTCGTATCCAGTTGTCTCGTGTCTCATTACCGGTTAAAACAGATGGATAGCGGTCTCTTGAAAGTGGTGCGTACAAAAATCCATTTTTGAGATAGTACTCTACTTTACCGTTTTCATCTTTCCACTCTTTGTAGATAGAGTTGTCAATATAGATGATTTGTTCTTCTTCATATGTTTCTGTTTGCGCCTCTTGTACAACTTCTTCGTACGATATCTGTGTTCCACCAGTAACTTGCTGAGTAGTTGCACCATTGACAGACATACCTTGCGCTATTTCACGAGGGTAACATACTGTCTGCAATCCTCTAGCAAAAGCGTTAATCTCATATGAGTTTTCGACAACATACATGCGACCAGCAAAGTTTTGCTCTAAAACAGTAACTCTAGTCTTGGACACACTCTTGATAATACCTGTATGCCCCCAGCCAGTTGTATAAAAAGGAGCGCCTCGGTTTGCCCGCACATTATAAATACCACCTGCTTGCAAATTGCCTGCATTTGGTGATTTATCTACTTTCCATCCATACGAACCCCAGTTATAATCAGTACCGATTAAAGCAGCAGCCATACCACCGCCAATCCGACCACGGATACCACCGATAGAACTATCAATCCAAGCTCCATCCAATTTTTTTGCATACCACCCAGATAGCGCATAACACTGTCCAGAACCGATTCTGCGCCCTTTCAGCTTAGTAGCCTCATTAATAGCTTGTATTGTTTTAGTGGCTCTTCTAGCGACGTTTACGGCGGTTATGGGCTTTACAGGAGTCTGCCACAGCTTATCAATCGTATTGAGGATATTTCCAGTTACTTTATTGATACCATTTCGGATATTAGTCATCAAATTTGTGTAGCTTTGATATCCTGCTGCTGCATAGTCATATTTAGCTCCACCAGCTCTAAAAAGCCCTTTTGTATAGTCTGCTATATTCTTTTTGCCGACGACATTATAAATCCCTTGTTTTGCTAAAAGATAAGTGTAATCTTTTAAAAAGTCATCTACACTTGCATAGTGCATGTACGTTCCGCCCTCGTTTGCAGGACGAGCCATACCAGTAGTGACTTTTACTCCGCTAGGACGTGTCTGTGCTCCTCCACTCATACCTGCCCAATTGTTGTCACGTTTACCAACTGTCGAATCACCCCAGAAACTCTCTAAATAAAGCTGTGTAATGATGCCACTTGGCAAAATGTTGTATTGTACAGCATAATTTATAATCCCTTGTACATTAGCTTTTTTGATTGTGTGACCATAATATTTAATGTCACCGCCTAAATAAGTCTTGTTAGAGCCAACTGTCTTAGTGACTTTACGAGTAACAGGATTAGAGATAACACGCTCACCTTTTACGGTCTTTTTACCGTACGGGCGTATTGCGTTGTAAATCTGACGTTTATCAAGCTTTTTAGTAATACCAGAAATGTTTTTTTGGTATCTAAGCACAGTGTCACTTCTGTCACGACCAACACCGTATGACTTGCCTTCCTCATACTCTTTATAGATGTTTATGATAAAAGCTTTAAAAGTGTGATTATTGTGTAGTTGCGTTTCAAACTCAATTTCTGCATCAAAATTATTAGCAATCGACAAAAGACGAGCTAACTTAGTATCTTGGCCAGTCCATTCCAAAGTGAGTTTTTTGTCCTTGACTTCGTTTGTGCCAATTGTCAAAGCACCCCAGTTTAAAATATCAAATTGCACAAGGTACTCTTCAAACGACATCGCTTTAGTCGCTTTATATGCGTTGCAATACTCGTTGAGTAACTCTAAGTTAAGATTTTCGCAAAAGCAACGTATTGTTGTCTCTGTTTCCTCGACTTGCATGATATTAAAGAGTTGTACTTTATCATTATGTACAAACGATACGAACGCTTGGTCATTAAGCACTTGATACTTATGATTGAGTGGATTGTCACCCAACAGCGTTTTTTTATAAACTGAAAACTCAAAGACTGACGAACCAGTTGTGAGCTGTCTAGTCCACAAATCATCATAATAATTAAGTGCTCCTTGTCTCTCATTGTCTAAAAGCAAAACTGGATGTAACTTTGCGTCGTGTATTACTAGAGTTATTACAACCACCTCTCTTTCATAAGAATTTCAACATTTGGTGCAGACTGAGAAAATTTAGATAACTGCATAACCAACTCTGACTCTCCCGGTGGTATAGATATTGGTTGAGAGCCTAAGACCATGTCCTGTAAGGAATTAAGCTCTTTGGTTTTGACTGTATCATTTTCAAAGTTAATAATAACCTCATCCCCTGGTTGATATTTATTGACGATATTGTTGTAATGAGACACTCCCATTTTTTCAAAATTGACTTTTTCAAACAGGTTGTAGTTGATATATTTAGAGCTATCACTACATGTCCCCATTGCAAGATGTATCTTGCGAGATTTTTTTCCTTTAAGAGATGGAACAGTTGCATGATGATGCGCACCGTTAAAGTAAATACGAAACTTATCTTCTTCTCTAAAAATCTCAACAGCTCTGCTTCTATCCATCGAAAAAGGATTGTGATAATTTCTATCTGCCTGAAATTCAAACTGCTTATAAAATCTCCAACCAACACCGTCATCATCAAGAGCAAAAAAATTGTATTCTGTTTCAAAACCATTTTTTCGTTTGTAGGTTTCGATTCCATACAAAAACTCGTCATTCCCTTCATCATCGATTCCCGTTACACAAAGCTTTAAAAAACCTTTCTGATCCTGCGCAGTAGCAATAAAAATCTGTTGCCACCACAGGTGCTCATTGAGAGTGTATTCTCCGTTTGAATCAGGATTGATAATAAACGTTCGAGTCCCAACATGTTCTGTGTATCCCGGTGTGGTGCCTCTATTTCCAATAACAACATATTCACCGCCTTTGCCAGAACCTAAAATATTATCAATGCGCTTGCGTTTCAGCTCTGTATCGTACGTCGGTGGCATGTGATTAAGTTTTGCGACGTTTGGCGCACCCTCCAAAGCTTTCGCTATCGCTTTTGAGTAATCAAAAAGGACTTCGTTACGATGCACGATAGTCCCGTCTTCTTCTTCTGATGATCCAAGCGCAAAAGCACCTGTTTCGTTTGCAATACCAATATAGCCGTTTTCGGAGTTGTGTTTTATTTTGATAATTGGCAACGCATTTGTGTTACCTTCGTTTTGCAATTTAAAGATTAATTTATTTCCATCTTGCGTGTAATCTAAAAACTTTTTGTAAGTAGTTGAATGCGCAACGCCATCTGGAATTAAAAAAGTGATAGTCCCTATTGAACGCTTGATAACATCTTCAACCATCGGTATGTCATCTACAACTATTGCCATATAATATTTATCTGGTTCGTCAGAAAAAAACAATTTTCTAGGTGTTGTTCTGTTGAAAACCTTCGCTAAATTATGTTTTACCTCGTTTCTATTTCTGGTCCAAATAGAAAAATCAACACTTATTTTTTTAGCTCCAACGTGCACAGATTGAACGTGCTCGCCAATTTTTAAAGCGCTACTTGAAACAACATTACGTGTATTTCCGACGTCTCTTTTGATGTCGTGTATCTCTATGACATTAGATAGATCTATACCATCAAATTTCATTGTAACTTTCCCTATGACAGTTCACCTCGCATTCGTTTAAGCATGATACTTTCAGACTCGTTGTGTTCTTTAATCATCCTGCCGACCTTTCTCATATCTAAATAGACATCGCCATTTTCTGTCTCATGATTTTTTGTTCTAAGCGTTAGTAAAATTTCATTCAAAATTCTTGCAATATTAGAGTCGTCGTATGATGTCGTTTCTGATACTCTCCTCTTAGGGATTGTAATGCTTTTGACAAACGTCGAATCTTTAGGAATTCCAACGCCGTTAGCATATTTAGGAATACCTAAATCATACATATAGTCTCTTGTCATACTAGCTTTCATGACTTTAGAGCCTCGCGGTAAAGGTAATACTACATTACGACCTTCAGGGATAAATGATAGTCTATTTGGTAAAGTTACTAGTTCTTTATATAAAGGCCCTTTTTGGTCATTGACCATTGCGAAACCGCCTGGGTGATAATCAGTACCATTTGCGAACTTAAAGGCATTAGCTGCAGCAGCAGCGATTCCTATAGTGACCGTTCTCGGTATGCTAGCTAATAGTTGTTCTATGACTCCTCCTGCGTCATTCCTAGCTCTAATTGAGATAGGTTGACGTTGTTTAGCGCTATCAATTGCTCGTTGCGCAGAATTGACATCAGGTTTTGTATCATTTTTAGCTTTAATGCTTGTTGGTTTCTTTTGAACAATGCTGTTGACTGCTTTTTTTGCTTTCTCAACATCAGAACTAGTCATATCTTTTGCTAGTAACTTTTGCTGTTTTGGAGACAACGAATTCCAATTTTCAAGCGCTTTGGTCGCAACTCCTTTTTTATCAAGAAAATCTTTATTGTCGCCTAGAATACGCTTAACGCCTTCTGGCAAACTATTCCATATTTTTAAGTGCTCCTCACTTTCTACTATGGATTGAATGCCTTGATGCCCATCAACGATTAGTTTTTTATCTTCTGGTTTGAGAGCATCCCATTTGCCAGTTTCGACTAGAACTTCTGCCATGGTTACACGAGCGTTAGTCTCTAAATTTGCATTCTTTGCAATAAACTTAAGTCTGTCCCAGCCACCTTCCGCTTCAAGAGCTTTAGCTACTTCCTCTTTAGCATTTGTTTTCAACTTACCCGTTTTGGGATTCCAGACAAGGCTATTCCATTGCGAATTAGCCACCTTTTGATCTTCTGTTGATTTTTTAGTAGTTCTAGCCCACATAGTATTAACTTCTTGAGCTTTAGATGCTGCTTTGGTTGTCTTCTTCATCAACTCTTCATAAGATAACCCAAGCTCCTTCATTTGCTTTTTGACATCGTTAACCATCGCTTGTTGCAACTGCGGGTCTAAATATTTCGCAGTCCCTTTAAGCAATTTCTTTTGGATTTTAGCATAACGTTTGCCATAAGCTTCCATTTTCAAGTAATGGTCAGCTTCGAGTTGTTGCTGTTTCTTGTGGATTTCTTCCCTCGCTTTAACAGCAGCTTCATCATCACCTTTGATAGAGTCATAAGCTTTTTTAAGACCACTTTTTAACTTTTGATATGATTTATTTTCAGCTTTTATCCATTTTTCAGTAACTTCAAGAGCCTTAGTTAACTGCTGACTATTTAACGCTTCTAGCTCACCATTCATCGCCTTGGTAATTGCCTTCTTCTCTTTAGCAGAGTAGTTCAATTTTGATAGCTGCACATTGATAAGCTCATTTTGATTTGCTAAAACAACAGCATTCTCTTCTTCAGTTAATCTTCTATGTTCGTTGCTAGCGTTTTGATAGATATTAATGACTTCATCAGACATCTGCTTGACATTATCAATTGTTTGCCTGCTTGATTTTTTCAACTGTTCTATCGTTTCTTGACTGAAACCAAGTTGCTCTGCTAATTTAACGTTTTTACTTAAGTCTTTATTTTCTAGTTTTTCGATTTCGGTAACTAGTCCTTGAAATGCTGTCTTAACAGCATTGACTTGGTCAGCTCCACCTCTGAATCCTGCCATCGACTGATTCGTCTTATCAACTTTATCTTTAAAAGCCTGTAGTTCATTGGCTTGTACCTGATTAACTTTAGTTCCCCACTCTTGTGTACGCTGGTGAGCTTCATATATCTTATTAGCTAATATACCTATTCCGATAACCGCAGCACCGCCGATGATGACCCCCCAAGTCACTGGATTTCCTAAAAGCCCTACACTAGCTGCCGCTGTTGCAGAATTAGCACCTAGACCGCCTACAGCAGTAGCTAATCCTTCTGCTGCTTTTGCGCCTTTCGTTGCACCAGACAACTTTCCTATCCAACCTACTAATCTACCTACGTTAGAAGTTGTTTTACCGATAGCAGTCATTAATGGAGAAAATGCAGTTGCACCTAAAATTGCATATGTGATAAGTTTTTTCATTTCTGGGCTAGCGTTAGAATATGCTTTTGCGAGATCCCTAACAACTTTAAACATTGGTTCCAATGCATCAAGGGCATTTGAAGCAGCATCCATTAATGGTCCACCCATTGTGACAGCTACATCATTTAGTTTGTTTTTTAGGAGTTGTAGTTTGCTTTGGAAAGTTGCGTATCGTTTAGAAGCCTCATCAGTCAACGCTTTGTTTTCACTAAATCCTTTATTTGCGGACTTAAATGCATCGCCAAGTAAATCACCAGCACCAGCCAAACGTTGTAATGTGTCAATTTCTCGTACTGATTCAATACCAATATCTTGCAAGTGAGCAGTTACGTCTTTGCCCTCTTCTTTAAAGCGTTTTAACCCTTTAACAAAATCAATAATGGCTTCTTGTGGATTTTTCTTCCAAGATGCAGCAAATTCATCAGCAGATTTACCAGCGATTTTTGCAAACTTCCACAAATCTTCGCCACCAGACAACACTTGTGTATTAATTTTTTGCATGACACGACTAAACGCCGAACCACCTGCTTCCGCTTCGATACCAACAGAACTCATAGCTGTTGCCAAGCCAAGAATTTGAGGGTCTGTCAACCCTACAACCTTACCTGTACCAGCTAAGCGAAGACCCATTTCAACGATTTCTTTTTCAGTTGTCGCAAAGTTGTTACCCAACTCAACAATTGAGCTACCTAGATTGCTGTACTTAGATGGATCTAATTGTGTGATATTAGCAAACCTAGCTAATGCAGTTGCAGCTTCTTCTGATGACAAGTTAGTAGATTTTCCCATATCAATCATGACACGAGTGAAATTTAAAACATCCTTTGTTTTGATACCTAGCTGACCAGCAGCTTCCGCAACATGAGAAATCTCCGTCGTTGATGCAGGTATCTGTTTAGACATGTTTCTAATTCCTTTTGACAACATATCATAAGAGTAAATAACTTTTCCGTTCGAATCTCTTACTTCATCAACAGTCTTTTTTACACCAGCAAACGCAGATTCAAAATCGCTTGCAGCCTTGACGCTATATAATGCTCCAGCTCCAAATCCAGCGCTTACCCATTTAGTAGCTTCACCTAGTTTTTGCATTTTTTGACCAAAAGAGTCAATCTGTTTGCCACTGCGCTGTAAAAAACCAGTAAAACCGGATTGAGCAGAAACTTCTTCAAAAGCTTTTTTTACAGCTCCTAATTGTCCCTCTAATGCTGCTAATTTTGCATTCTCTCTCTCAATATTAACGGCTGCGGCTTCCCATTTAGCTGTCCCTGGATCTAATTTGTCAAAATCAGATTTCAAACTCGTTAACACTTTTTTTTGCGCTTCAATTGCCTGTGTTACTGACTTATATTTTGCTTGTAGTGCATTGGCTTTAGCTGCGTTATTGTTTAATGCGTTTCCGGTGTTTTTTAAGGCGGCATCTAAAGCTCTCGTCTCTGCTTTGAAATAATTAACAGCTCTTTTTGCGCTTTGCAACTTAGGGTCAAACTTAGAAGTATCTAATCCAAGTTCGATAAACATACTCCCTAGTGGTGTACCTTTTGCCATTTTTCCTCCTTTCAACAAAAATAAAAAGGCGGAGTTTATCCGCCATTTAGAGTCCCAACAAAGTCTTCTAACGACATCACTTCCTCAGATTTGACTTCTGCAGGCTTTAAAACTTCCAGCATATCAATCCAGTTTGTCTCCATGACATCTTTTATAGATACTCCGTAGTCAGATTTGATTACGTTTCTGATAAACTCGTAAAACTTTTCTAATGCCTCGCCGGGTGTTAAGTTGTCTCCTTTGGGTCTTCTGGCTCCCCTCCGATTAACTTAACATATAAATTTGCCAGAGCATTGTTTAATTCATACATGTTGTATTTGTCATATAACATATCGACGGTTAAGCCTTCAAACAAACTAGCCATAAAAGTTAGTTGTTTGTCTAGTTTCACATGTTCTGGATCATCTCCTTTTGCAAGTTCATCTTGCATAATCAAGTAATTTCGATAGTCTCTCACAGTAAGAGATTTACATTCTTTCACCACGAGCTCGCCGTTATCATTTTTAATTTTAATTTCTAAGTCTGACATCTACACTCCTTTACACTCCTGGAATAGCTCCTACGCTTGGTTCGCCTGGATTCAAAAGCTTAACCAAAGCCATTGCATTTTTGCCCTTAGCTTCTGCTTCTTTATCCATTGCCCAACCGACATATTGACCTTTCGCTTCCCCTACTTCACCAGGTTGTGCTGTGAACACTAATTTTTGAGAGTCTAAACCATCATGTTTTTCTTCCTTGGTTTTTAATTCGAAATCTTCCATCGAGAAAGTCCCTTTAAAGAAACCGAGATATACATTCCCCTCTGTCCCTGGAGCTTCTAAAAGAACAGACACTTCAGGCGCTTCTGTATCTTCTCCGATAAATGTAACTCCTTCTGTTTTTTCACCTTTTTTATAACCAAGTATGGTTTGTAAATGTTCGAATGGGATATCAATTGCTTCTGTCTCCATTTTTACATCGCCAACACCTCTGCGCGAGGTGTAATAAGCAATATCTGAACCATATGTTTTGACAGGGGCTGCTGATAATCCACTAATTTTAGCTGTTTTAGTTGCACCTTTACCAGCCTCACCCTCGATGACAATCTTTTTTTTCGCATCACTTAAAACTTGAATTGTCATTCGTTTAAATCCTACTGCTTGCATTAAATTCTCCTTTATCAATACTCTTCATATAAACTGCTAAATCCTTTGTAAGTTCTAGCATCTAGATATCTGTTTGTATCCTCGTCATAACGTTCTAAGCCGTTATCACTTTGAAAAAAATCTATAACCATCAGCTTTTTCTCAATCCTATTTTGCAAATCTTTACATTCGAGCCTTGATACACTCTCTACATCGATTTGATACATAAATTTCTTAGCTAATGGTTTATCTGAACCGAAGTTTGTTTGTCTAGGTGGTGCAAGAGGTACAATAACAATGCTTGTTTGGTCAGAAGGTAGACTTTCTGGTCGCTTAAAAGTTTTTGTTTTAACTGATCTCAAAACTTCGTCTTGTTTAAAAAGCTCACCAATTTCTGTTAGCATGTCTTTAACCATCAAAACCTCCCTTCAACTTGTCTTTTATGCCTTTCGGATATATCGTTTCTAAAACATCCGAATAACGTCGAATTACCCCGACACCACGCCGTTTCTCCTTCCATCCATATTCCAACTCTTGTAAGTGGACCATGTTCCATCGTGGAGCTTGGAATCCAAGTTTCACTTTTGGTATTCCCTCCTCACGTTTAATCCTAGATACAACGGCACTTTTAACCGTCTCTCCGCTTCTTCGGTAAACCGATATAGCAGCTTCGAAACTAGGTTCTAGTTCTTCACCGATTTCTTTTAGCGCTTTATTAACTACTCTGTTAACTTTCGCAGAGCCTAACTTTTTTTCCATATTCGCTAAAAGTTCATCCATGCCTTTTAATTCAGCTCCCACTTTTTATCCTCCAAGAACTATAACAATAAAGTCTCTATCAACAAAATCAGGCCTTATATCTAATATTCCTATTTTTTTATTTGGCAACCTGCTATCAATAATTTCTACAAGATGATCATTCTGAGGGATATAACCCGACAGAGGGTCTCTAAACTTAATAGTGTATTGTGCTTTAACGCCTCTCTCAGTTACTTTCTCAATATCTTTTATGCTTGGATTATAGACTTCGGCGAGTGTTGCGAATAGTTTCTTTAATTTCATATCTCTTCCATCTAATTCATCGTCTGTTGTTGATGAATAAAAGATGACAGGAGTTCTCAAATCACCATTATTTGTTTTTTTTCTAGACATCGTCAGAAACTTCTTCGATAAAACCAGGTAATTTGTCGTCAATCTCTTTAAAGCGGTTTTTGTTGACAACAAAGACATCCCCAATTTCTCGAATTACCTCTTCTTTATAATCTTCAAATCGTTGAATCGTTCTTACTTTCATATTCTCTTTCCATTTCTTCAATAGCCAAACGAGCGATTTCGTTTTTAAAAGAGTCATAAAACAACTCGAGACAGTCGTTAAAGACATATCTCGAGCGCTCCATTATTAACTCTTTACCGCTTTCATAATCCATCAAATCAAACCCTAACAACCCTTTGAGGGCGCTCTCTGAACTTTTCAAAATTAGTGATAGATTGTCATCATCAAAATCATGAAACACTCTCATTCGTTCTTTAAATGGTTTTAAAAGCTTGTGTTCATCCATCTATTACACTCCTGGAATAGCTCCTACACCCGGTTCGCCAGAAATTACAATTGGGTCTGCAACACTAAGCGTCCAAACTGCTGCTGAAGTCTCATCCTTAGCACGACCATACGCAAATTGTTTAGCTGTAAATAAGTCTAAATCTTCAAGAGCGTATGTCTCTGTATACTTGTGTAACTCAATTCCGCCTGCAACATATGCATCATATCGTCCCTTAACAAAAGTTGTAACTTCCTTAGCCTTTTGATGGACTGACTCAATTAAGGTAACGTTGTAAGGTAGAGCAGTCACGAACGTTCCGTTAGCATTAAGTGATGTATATTGTTTTTTAACATCCCATGCATCTGCTGGATTAACCACGATTACAATGTTTCCATCAACTTCAACAGCTGTCTTTCCATCTTCTTTTACAGAGTGGTATTTATGTACCATCGTCAATTCTTTTACTGTTGTAGATGGATCTTTAAATGTTAAAACTCCTGTCGGTTTTTTTGCATCATACGTCGCTTTTTCGCCAACAACTTTACCTTTTAGAGTACGAGATAACCCGATTGGTTTACCATTGCCATCTCCATTTAAAAAAGCTTCTTCTAATGCAACTGCGAACGCTTCATCAATTTGTGTCATAATGAAACGAAGTAACCAGCCTGGGCCGAACTTAACAGCGTCTTTGGGAATAACTACGTAAGCTGTGAGCTTGTGTTGGATAGCCTTAGTTGAGCTAAATGAAGCTTGAAGTTGCCCTTTGATTTCCCCGTACAAGTCACCCCACTCGGCTTTACCTTTAGAATCAGAATCAATGAACTTCATGCGAAGGCCCATATTTTTAAGACCAATCGCTCCAATAAGCGGATGTTTTGTTGTTAAATCTTCAAAAATACGATCAACTGTTTCTTCTGGGATTAACTCAGTTAGCCCAGCTGGCGCTGTTTTTACGATCTCATTAAAAAATTTACGTTCACGAGCTGTCATTTTTGCGTCGTCTGGAGTCAATGCGATTGCAGATTCTACTTCTGCTTGCGCAACTTTTTTAGATTCTTCAAACATTGCTTCTAGCATGTTGTTGTAGAGAGCGCTCTGTTCCTCTTGTGGCGCTTTGTTAGATACTGCATCTACAAATTTTTGTCGAATTTCGTTGAATTCATTCGATAATTTCATTGTCATATTTTAAATTTCTCCTTTTAATTAAAAACAAAAAGCCCCAAAACCTGTTGGTGCTTCTTTTCTGTCTTTAGTTCCTTTTTGCTCGGTGTTTTCCATTTTGGAAATAACCATATCTACGATTTCATCAATATTAACTTCTGGTTTTTTTGTGTTAATCGCATTAGCTAATTTTGAAATGACATCACTAGGAATGATATTTTCAATCCCAGCCACCAATTGCGGCGCTTGTTTGATTTCTTCAGCAAACATTTCCTTGTCTGCAAAGCCTTTTTCAACAGCTTGCTGTGCATTAAACCAAGTTTCTGTGCTCATCAAATCTAGCAATTCATTCATTTCTAAGTCAGTCTTATTGACATAAGCATTAGCAATAGATATATTGTAGTTTTCTAAAACTCCTGCCTCATGCAGCATTTGTTTATGATCTCCACTAACTGTAGTAGATACATTGTGAATCATCAATTGTGCTGTAGGACTAATCTCAACAACATCACCAGCCATTGCGATTACTGAAGCCGCCGAAGCAGCAATACCAACAATCTTAACCGTTACGTTTCCTTGATATGATTTCAATGCGGTATAAATTTCGCTCCCTGCATATACGTCGCCACCACCAGAGTTAATAAGCACTTCAATATCGCTATTATCTTGTGGCAAGATAATATCTTTTGGTGCAGTTGCTGGCATATCTAACCAGTCGTAAAACCAACGGTCGCTATCTGAAACAATAGGTCCTTTAATCTGTATTTGTGTCATCTGTATTATCACCTCCTTTCCCCTCTTCAATATAGTTTTTAGTTAAGATGATGTTATCTCCACCATCTATCGGTGCAAAATCAAGTCTTTCACGCACTTCATTTCGGGTAAATGTACCACTTGAAACCAATTTATCAATATTGACTGCAATGTCAAAAATATCATGTTGTGACAGTCCTACAATCTTTAGTCTCTTACCTTTTTGATAGTCACTTTTACTGATGATTTTCGCATTTAACTCATCTTGTATCTTTTTGCTAAGCGGACTCATGCAATAAAGCACTAAAGCTTTTTGAGAACTATCTAAAGTAGCCATGTCTCCATGTAGTACAGTTGGTGGAATACCTAAAATATCAGCGATTTCATCGTCGAATTGTCGTCTTATCTTTTGTAAATCATCGACAGATAAATTTGTTGTACCTGTGGTGTTCGTCAACTCTTCATATGTGATATGATCATTAGTCGGAACTATAGCGACAGACCTCTCAGAGAAGGCTTTAAACAACTTATCAGCATAATCCTTCATCAAAGACATCTGGTTATCTGTAAATTGAGAAGAGCCTTTTGCATGCATCATCCCTCTTATCTGATTGTTTCTTAAAACAGTTTCTACCATGCGCTGATGTAATTTTTCGTACTCTAAAAACAAACCGTCAATATAACTTGATAGCCTGTTATTGTTGTATTGCAAGAAGATAACTTCGCTCATTTTAAACGTTCGCTTGAATATAAAGTCTTTAACAGTCACACTATCAAATGTATCTTCATATACAGCGTATTCTTTGCGACTGTAGTCATCAGCGACAAGTAACTGATCGTCATCTGTTTTGATAACTAACACTTCATTTTGAGTAACTAACCTATAAATAAATTTTTGCCAAAAATATGATGCTGACTCATTGTTATTTGGTCGTACATTGAGCAAATAATTCCAAGACGGACTCTCGATATTAACTAATCGCATTTCAGAATCAGCAAATATCCTAGCTAGAAATTCTGCGGACTTATCAATAGCTAGATTTTTTAAGTAAAGATTTTGATAATCATTGAAGATGTCATCTAAATCATACCCATTTTCAGGTATAGTTCCTGTTTTAAAAATACTGCCAAAAAAATCAAGTATTTTCATTGATTACCTCCTTTCTTTAGATTCCATGATAACCCTATCGGTTGGGAGATAGTTAGATCACTTCCTTTTTATCACCAATATTTTTCAAGTCTACCAACTTTTTCCAAGCCATTTTCAAATACTTCATAAATATTTCCATTAAAATTTAAATAATTGTAACCGTTACGAAAAGCTATTTTTCTAGCTTCTGTAATTGTATACCCGGGATCTATCTCGTAAATTGTTTTGACATTTCCAACTTGTTTTGGTTGCTTACAATTATTGATATTAAAATTAATACCTAAATTATTAAGTTCATTCAGTGCTTTTTTTACATTATCAATAGCATTCTGGACTTCATTAATATTTTCAATTTCTAAATTCAGAAACATTGTTCCGATTGATTCTAGTTTCACTTTTTTCCTCCTAAAAATCCCAATCAGCAATACTTGCTAAAAATTCGCCAACATTACTTTCTTGAATAAGTTCTTTTTTATAAAGTGCTGCTATAAACGCATGGAATCCGTCTGTTTTTCTTCTAACTGGTTCTTTCTTCAAAAATCTCTTGTTTCCAGAACCATCTTCTTTTACGTAAGTATTGTCCGTATACCATAACATCATGTGGTCACCATCTAAGAAAATAAAACGCTCATTAGCAAAACCGTCTTCAATGATAGGTGCAACTTTGCTTTGAATCGCTCCTGGATTTCGTAAAAACTCATATTCAAAGCCAGCTTCCTCTAGTAGCGGTTTAAGCAAATCCATCCTAAAACCATCTGCACAAACTATTTCAATATTATAATCCTTCCTCCATTCAATTAACTTATCGACAAGCAAGCGAGGATCAATACTGTCTCCGTCAACAAGAGTTAGCAATCCTTTGTCTTGCCACTCTTCGATGGGAGCTTTAAGTTTAAACGCTTTGAAAAACTCTCGTCTAACAAATGAATGTTGCTTCCAAATTAGCTCATCATTATCCTTAAATAACAAACCTACAGAAGCAAAGTCTCTTATAGATGCATAATCAAACCCAGATACGCAAGAGCGCCCTCTGAGGCTAATCTGGGGCTCCCTGAGACATGCTAATAGTTTCTCACGGCTAGTGACGTCTTTTTCTAAATCAGCTTCCGGCAAATTCATTCGCTTTGTCATAAACTCTTGCCTGCCACTAGGTTCAAGTTCCAAATCATCATAATCACTTTTAGTAACTGTTAGTAGTCTTTTTGCGTATGGTGTGTCTTCGTCGAGCATTGGATTAGCCTTTGACCAATTACGCATATCGTCAACTTCGCTAGCGTTATCAAGCTTGCAGATAAAAGGAAACATTCTGAAATCTTCAACCTCTCCTCGTAGTATCTGCATAGCTTTCTCAATCGTTTTATCGTAAAAACCCTCACGTACATAACCATTTGTGCCATTAAAGAAGGTTCTTACATGTGCTATTTTACCCAAACCAGATTTTTGGACTTTTACGATTTTATCATCTTCAAATTGGTGGATTTCATCGAATTCTAAACAGCCATCACGAGCAGAGTCCATCGTTTTGGGGTTGTTTGTGCGAAAAGAAAAGACAGAATTGTTTTTCCGTCCCACAATTGCCATTTTAGTCAAATAGTAGTGGTTTTCTAGCCCTTTTGATTGGATAGTCTCATAAACTTCTTCAAAAGATACCTTCCCCTGTCTTTCCGAGTTAGCTGTAATGGTTACATCATAGTTTTTGATAGGGTACAACGGACTTGTAAAAAATGCATCTCTAGTGGACATAAAACCATTTTTACCACCTCCACGAGCCAACGTTAAAAGGTATTCATTAAATTGTGGCTCGCCATCATCTTTTCGAAACAAAAAAATAAAAGGAGTTATAAACTTTTGATATCCAGCTAATGGGAAAAAATTCTTTTCAGCGAATCTCACATACTTATCTATCAAGCTGTCATCAAAATACAGGTCATCTCTGACAAGTATTTTTTCTCTGATAATATTAACGAGCATTTTACGCTCTTTATTGTAAACAATTTCATCATTGTCTATCTTACGAGCATACTCTTCAAACAGTGGATGTGTAATCACAACAAATCACCACCGTTCGTAAAATCATCTTTATTGACTGTTTTTCCTTCTGGCAGCATATCGATCAATTGTTTTATAACTCTGTGATACGTTGCATCTCGTGAGTTATATAATTTTGCTACAGGACGCTCTCTTTCATAAGGTGTCTGAGTTTCTGATTGAGAAAACAGTTCATAATCGCCGTTCTCTGAGATATCAATCCACATGTCATTAAGTAGTATCCGGAGACGTGCAGCTTGAGTGAACAATCCTTCTGCGATTTTCTTTTTATCTTCAGGAATGTCTTTAAATAGCTGTTTCAAGCGATATTTTTCACTATAAACTAATTTGTTACGACGTTTTAATTCATCCAAAAATTCACATCTCCTTTCTAGTTTTTCTCTGGGGTGGGGGGTCGTGCGATAAAAAAAGCAAATATTTGGACAGTTGACCCTTCCCACCGGTTTCATCATTTGGCTTTTACCTCGTTTTATTTTGACGGGGAGGTACTTATCCAAACCATTCATCGGAACGGTAATTTGTTTCTTTATCGACCTTCTTCTTTTTATAATTAAAGCGCTTGTGTCGTCTATTGTGACAGTCCTTGCAAAGCGTTCTAAGATTAGCTAAGTCCGTTGCAAGTTCGGGATAAAATTCAAGTTCTTTGATGTGGTCTACTTCTAAGTTATCTGTCGTCACTTTTCCGTTTTGTCTACACCATTGGCACTCATTGTTGTCTCTTGCTATAGCTTCAAGTCTTAGCTTTTTCCATGTTGTTGAATTGTAGAATAGATGTCTACTGGCTTTGGAAGTTGTGTCTATTTTCATGGTTTTGCTTTACCAGTTAGTCTATTAATGTATGTAACTAAAGTCGCATAAGGTTTGCCATCCTTATACACCGTATTTACTTTCTTATCCCATTGGGATTTAACATATGGATATTTATTAGGTCTCATAATTCCTCCTCAATAAAGTAAGTATTTTATGCGCATTTTGCTTGACAAATATATCTTTTATGTGTATAATATAAGTATAGAAAGTGAGGTAACAATCGTTCCAATGCACAATAAAGACCTTGGTAAGGGTCTTGAAGATACTATCTTAAAACAAGCGGGTTTGAAATAATCCGCTTAACAAGATGGCTTGCTTATCTCACAATAATCAAAGGAGAATTATTATGTTAGTTTATCCAGCTATATTCACACAAGACTCAGATTATATCATGGTTACATTTCCAGATGTCCCTGAAGCAATCACTCAAGGTGAAGACTTTCAAGAAGCTTACGAAATGGCTGTCGAAGTCTTAGGTTTTGCCCTTGAGGATTATACTGACTATCCAAAGGCGAGCTCCGTTTCTGATTTAAAAGAACAGTATCTTGGTTCTGATATTGCTTTAATTGGCATTGATATGATTGCCTACATGAAAAAATATCACTCTAAGAAGGTACGCAAAAACGTGACTATTCCTGAGTGGTTGAACAACGCAGCCGAAGATAAAAACCTCAACTTTTCTCAAGTCCTTACTGAAGCACTTGAATTAAAATTACAAGCATAAGAGCCACTATTGTGGTTCTTTTTTTGCATAATAAAAAGCCACCACAGTGTGATGACTAATCTTTTTCTTTTGACCAATCGTACTCATTAATTAAATCAATAATGACCGATGTGCTATTATCTTCAAACTCTTCATCGTCTATATCTTGTTCGGATAAGAATGCCGAGAATTCTACTACATTATCAATGTAATATTCGAAGTAATCACCCCAGCTCCAATAGTAAATATCAACCTCTTTTTTTGTACCATCTGGTTTCTCAATTACGATGTAAGGATTATCAACCTCGTTACCGTAAGACATACATACTTCGCATGTGCCAAACGTAACATCGTATTCATGATTACTACCAACATCAACTACTTTATAACCTTTAGACATATCTTACCTCCATAAATTATAGGAACAGCCGGAATCGAACCGACACATATAATCAGACCGTCGACAATCCAATTATCAAGGCGCTACCTCTACCGTTTTCCAATCACGGTTCATGTTCCAACGGTTTAGTCTTACTTGGCGCAAAGGTCCCCGTAGAGATACTAGTGCTTATTTTTAAAGTAAGCCTATAGACCCATCACGAATCGAACGTGATTAATACCATAAGGTCTACACAAAAACGGTTATAACTCCGCTCCATGTCCCACGCCCGCTGTATTGCTCTAGTGGCTGAAATAACCACTACTGAGACGGCAGGATTCGAACCTGTACGTCCCACATACATAAAATAGCAAGTTTGATAGTAGTTAAAGTTGACGACTAAATAAATAGTCAGTTGGTAAATGATTATCTCTTCTTGCTATTTTGATAATACTATATTAACACATATTTTTATGTATAAACTATTGTATTACTGTATAAAAACTAGTCAAAAACTCCTTGCTCTACAATCAAAGAACCCTCCCTATAAAGCTCTGCAAAAGCTAATAATGCAGCATCTAGCGTGTCATAATAAAAACTCTCTGACATACATAATTCTGTATAAATAACCTTATCTGCATTCTTGTAAGGAGATAAGTATTTTTCATACAAAATCCTGCGCTTTTCTGGATCCAGTATCATACTAACTGATTGCTCAATTGCTTCTAATTCTTGTTCAGCTGACACACGGTTGAGTGCTAAGCGTTCAACTGGCTTACTAGGAATTCCATGTGATTGTCTAGGCTCAAAGGAATAAGTGGCTGTCACTTTTTGAGTATCTACATCATTAGCGATCCTACGCCAGCGTGGATACTCTCTTAGTTTTCGCTTAGCGTTTGATTTAGTCTTTTGTATATTAATTTCTGGAAAAAACGTCATGAAAGCTCCTCGTATGATATAATAGTTGTACGAATATATACCGAATGGCGCTTTCACGAGCGCTTTTTTATTGTTCTCCTTTCCTTCCTCTGCTGACTTATTTTTGTTGTTAAATTGTCGAGTATTAAATTTTTAGTTTTGCGTCAGCACTTTATTTGCAGCATTACGCTTGTATAATCATCTGTGAGCGATAACAGACTTTAGATTTTTATGAAAAAAATGTCGGAGGATATTTCCCTTTCTAAAAATTTCGCTCTATAACTAGCAGACTAATTATTCCAAATCTGCTAGCTGAATACTTACAGAAAGCTTCCAGGGTAAGTTTAACGAGTATTCCAGCTCGTAGACCCACAGAGCCATTGCAGGCTCTTAGGCGCTTGCGTGGGACTTTAATTTGCTTCTGTGTTTAATAGTTTAAAATGCCAAGTTTCATATTCACCATGATAAACGAAGCCTATAGAGTCTGCGTCAACGATTTTATCGCATACAACATATGCTAAATCAGTATTTTTTAAATAATCTTTTTCACCATATTTAACAATAGCAATATCATGTTTTTTACCATTTCTAAAATAATAGCCAGAGGACAAATTATATTTGTCATTGTTAAAGTCATTTGCATATTTTTTTGATATAAAAATTGTTTTTTCTTTCATTCCGCCACCTCAAGATATTACATAAACAAAGTCACTATCCAAAACAATAACAATACGACTAGCGGAGAAATAAACGCTCTTGCAATCACTGTAGCAAAATCTTCATCTGTATTTTTTTTAGCAATAACAAAACTAATTAACACATCGATTACTACAGCTTGCGGTAAATTGATAGATGGTACGCCATCAATTGTTGATAAAATGTTATTCCAACCGTATTTAATAACAAATCCAGATAATACTAAGCCGAACGGCAATAGAACTAAAAGTATAATAAAGTTCTTTTTAGCATCATTTTTATTTTTATCATAATTCATAATTTTTATTTAACTCTCTTTCATTCATTTTCTACAGCTTTTCTTTTTCAACTGTGTAGCCGAATTGGTGCATGTTGATGAGTGTTTTGATAGCAGTTTTATTTCTGTAATACCAACGTTTAAAATCGCTATCTATTGCTTTTTCAAGTACAAAGCAATCTTCATCTAAATTCTCAATTAATTCCCAAGCTAATTTATGTAAATTTAGATAAAAATCATATTTATTTTCCTCATACCAATCAGCCATAAATTGCTTAACTACTGGTTTTGGTTGAATGAGTTGGTCGAGTAATACTTTTACAATATGTGTTTTCACTACTGGAATGTCGCCGACACCACCTTTACCAATAGACTGTTTGTCTATCAATTTCTTCGCTTCTTCAATGTTCATTTGTTACCTCGCTTATTATTTACAGTCATGCTTTGTTCTGTGCTGACTATAGTAACGTCATTGCCATTGTTGACAAAAACTATTGCTTTATCTCCATTATTTTCAATATGCACGCTTTTCCCTTCTTTCTTAGATACTTTAATCATTTCATTCTCCATTCCCAGTCAATTCTGCAAACTTTACAAATGTCATCCAGTGAGTTGTTCCTCGTCGCTGCCCAAAAAGTGGTGTAAACGGAATTGCTGATAAAACTTCTTTTACATTTATCTGGCAATCAGACCATTTAAAAACTAAAGTTCCACCTACTTTTAGAACTCTCATGCATTCTTCAAATCCTTTTGAAATATCTTCTTTCCAATTGTCTTTATCAAGTTGCCCGTATTGCGCTTTCATAATTGACTTTTGGCCAACATATTTTAAGTGTGGTGGGTCGAAGACAACTAAGTTAAATATATTATTTTCAAATGGCATATTTCTGAAATCTCCCAAAACATCAGGTTTAACATTTACATGTTTTCCGTGAATATCAAATGTTTCTTGTCTAATATCCATAAAAGTGGTGTGTTCTTCATTTTTATCAAACCAAAATAGGCGGCTTCCGCAACAAGCATCTAAAATTTTTATGTCTGACATCCCTATCCCCCATTTCCAGTCAAAATCAGCAATCCGCTTTGTCTGTCTCTGATTTTGCTCGCTAGCACGTTTAAGTTGCTTTTGTGTCCTGCGTAATGCAGTCAAGTATTTCTTGTTCTTCAATCATCCTTCTAACCTTTCTAGTAATTCTGGATTTTCGTGTATATTTCCGATATTTTCGATTTCCCGAATTTCGTCTGGACACCCGTCTTTGTAGTTGTAAAATGGATCGTGTGTATCTGCTTTATCAACTATGTTCCAACCAAAATCTACAAATTTTACTTGTCCTACGTACTCAGACAAAGAGTCGTTAAAAAGTCTGCAACACTTAACGATATCCCCATCAAACACCTCAATGCCGTTTTTATCTTTTAGGCCTGTTGATTGCATTAACACAGCTTCCTCGAAAGGGATATATCTACGGACAACTTTCCGATAAAAGGTGTATATTTTGTTATCGACGTAATCTATTGCTTCAACCACGCCCATAGCTTGCGTTACTTTATCCCACACTCTAAATTTTGGTATCATCCTTAACCTCCAACCAAACCGCTAACATCACGCAATAATTAGCCATGTCGTTTAACGTGTCTGACAGGCTTTCTGAGACGTTTTTGTCACTGTTTATAAGATTATATAACCTGTTGTATTTATCGCTTATACGGACGACACCAGCGATAAATCCGAAGTCATTCAAAGACTTTTCGAACGAGTTCCCATAATCTGCATTTTTAGCCAAAAACATTTGATAATTTTCGTTGTATGCAGCTTGCATACTCTCTGCGTTTATTTTATCTGTCATGTGTTATACCTCTAAAAACTCATAGCTGCATATATCAGACGCTTAGTCTGCTTGCAATGCTCTAACTTAGTATCTTTGTGCGCTCTTTTTAGTTTTACAAAAAGTTCCGTCTCGTGGTCATTTGGGTTGTGATACTCACGATATGATTTGATATACATCTGTGCATAGGTATCTTCGTCAAAATAATCTTTAAACGCTTCGATAACGTACGGTCTTGGCAGGGTTTTTCGACGTCTGTTATTTGTAACGCTACATCTTATTTGCTCGGCTTTTTTGCAATCTACATCTAGCTTTTTAATTTGCCTTACAATCCCATTGTCAAAAATTTTGTAAAATTTATTTATTAATTCATCTGTCAATCTCTTCAATCCTCACTTTTATTCTTGGATTCTGACTGTATTTTTTCTTTGCTCTTAAATCGCATACGATATTGTCATCTGACCAAACGATACCTGATTTCTGTATTCTGTCGTAACCTGCATCGGAAATACTATCAAAAACAGCTTTAATCAGATTATCAATATCAGGCTTCTTAGCGTGCCATATAAGCTCACGCACGAAGTTCTGATATATTTGTATTGTTTTACCTTTAGAACGTTGTGTAGGCTCTTTTGATAGCGTTTTGGGGGCTTTCATGTAAAAGGTTACCTCTACCTTTATGCAATCATCAAAAAACGGTCCATCATAATTTTTTTCTATCCAGCCAGAAACCTCTTTTCGCCACCTCTTCATCTTTGGATCTTCGTACGTACCAAATTTGCTGAACTTAGGTCTAGTTTGAGGTTTTGGTTCAATTGGTATTTCAAATTCTGTTTTAAAAGTCATATTCCTCTTCAATTTCTACTAACAATGCAATTCGTTTTGAGCTAGCTAACGCTTGATATGATTTAGTCATGTATTGCTCTATTGTTTGCTTTTTAATTCCAAGCCGTGCCGATAACTCTTCTTTTGTGCCAACATCGACAAACTTGTCGTCATCATATATTGCATATATCCTTTGTTTCTTAAACATTTTTCAAAAATCCACACTCGCCCTATTAAATGTGTGAGCTGTGGCAAGGACGAGTGTAGCAATTCTCCATATTATCGATTTTATCGATAAGCAGACTATTTCCTTTCTCGCTCGGAAAATATAGTTACTGCAAAGGCCGAGCTTCACTTTGCAATGTTAGTTAAAAAATCATTACTCTTTGTGTTAATTGATTAGCCCTACAATATTCGCAATGGCCGCAAGGTTTTGGGGGTTCTATCCCTTTTTTGACTGCATCTAAATGTTTGATGTTTTGTGCTAGGTTATCTAACTCATTTTGCATAGCATCTAAATTTTCGATTGCTATTGCTCTAGTATCTGGAGGTGTTTCTTTAGTCACTGCGTAAATGATTGGCTTAAATGGCTTCTTGTATTTAGCTTCTAGCATGATTTTATAAGCAGCCATCTGTAAGATGTAACCGTAAGCCTCAAACCAGTAAACTCGCTCTTGACCATTCCAGACCGTGTCGTCAATAGGGCCTTTTGTAGTTTTGATATCTACAAAATAGCCACATTCAACATTAAGACAGTCTATCTTGCCTTTGAATTCAACCTCACCAAGAAATCCTGTGATGGCTACCTCTTTTTTACCTTGATAATATTTCATGAATTGATAATCATTTTTAAGTGCTTCAATCATCTGTTCTGCGACTAAATAGTCTTTTTTGAGCTGACCTTTGGTTGCCCCGCGACTCGAAATCATTTCAGAGCCGTTTTGGGCTTTGAATTCTTCATGAGCTTTTTCACTCTCAAAATAAGAGTGGACATAATTCCCGACGAGCAATGCAGTGTTATCTCTAGTATCTGTACAATCCCCTCGTAATTCAGCAAGCGCCCTCGTTTCGCATTCTCTAAAACGCTTGTACTGACTAATAGACCAGTACTTAATTGATGATTCATTGCTATAATAGTCCTTTCCAAGCAAATCTAACTTCGTCATGGCATTAAGTCTCCGAGATTATCAAAGAGGTTGCCTTCGCTAGCTTTAATTTCCCCTGTTTCTTGGTCAAAATCCGGAATTTCATCTGCCGGATAAGAGGTATCTTCTAAAACCGTCTTATTTTCGTCTGTGAGCGTTTTTTCTGGCTCCGAATGTAAATCTTCAGTTACGTCTTTTAAATTGATAGGAGCATCCTTATTTTCGTTCTGGTGACCAATCAAGTCGTCAAGGCTATTTGTTTCTTGTGGTGTGACATCTTTGACTTGTCTGTCGTTGTCATATTCGTTTTCTGTGGTACGGTTTAGGGCTTCGACAAAATATGAGCTATCATTACTTGTATTTATAAATGATTTAGCAGCTCTATTGATTACTGTTCTCATTGCCATTTGGTCAGGGAAGTCAATTTGGACGTTCTTTGTTTTTGCTTTTGACCAGGCTTTATCAATTTGCTTTTTAGTCATAATGGTTAGATATTCTTCGTTATTAATATCCTTGATAATGCAATAAGCACCTTTGATTGGATTGTCTTGGTTTTCCCAATCGGATTCATGACTTACAAATCTTCTACGACCATTAACGATTTCTGATTTGAAAACATCTCCTTCAAAGATTACTCCTGCCCAAATATCTTTAACTTCGTTTAGTTCTTTAACAACTTTCATTGTTCCGAAGTACGAGCGCCTCAACTGAACTTTATCACCGTACTTGATGAAGTAACATTGTTTCTTTGCAGGGCTCAACCCTTGTGCGACCATATCCAAGAGCGAAATATAAATACTCTCATCAGTACATTGACTCAACAAGTTACCACTAGAAGAGTTTTTTAATTCATAGTAAGCATTACTTAAAGCATTTCCCAAACTATAATTAGGAGGAACGATAAAGTTTTCGTTTTGTTTTTCCTCAATTCGCTTATTAACTCCAGAAGTTATCTGTCTTTCACTTAGTTCATTCGCCATCTCTACTTACCTCCCAAAAATTGTTCAAACAATCCGTTGACGAAATTTGCTGTTTGTTGTTCTTTTGACAACTCTTGCACCGATTCGCCATCAATAAATTTTAGGTCATAGGATGCTTCTACAATTACAACATCACACCCAAACGTTTCGGCTAAATTATCGATTTCGTCTTTTTGCATGTTGTAAGATTCTTCTGGTAGGAACGATGCCGCCTGAATGATATTTGTAAACTCCATATTATAAGCAAGCACTGCATCTCTATTTTTAAAACTCTTTAAAAAACTTCCGTCTTCAGTTTTTCTTAGCACTACAATTTTTTCTTTGATGTTCATATCATTTCCTCTTTCTATGTTTCAATTGCCAATTTTCGGCTTTTAATCTCTTCAACTGTTTCTTTAACTCTATATTTTCTTCAGCTTCTTTAAGATAATCAGACATCAAGTCGCTGTATCTACTTTGCCAGTAACGAGTAGACTCGTGTAACTCTTTGCTCATGGTCAATCTTCCAAAATGTGAGATTTAAAAGTCCATCTGCTATCAAGTTTCCGATTGACAATTAATTCAGGTTTAACATCAAATTCCGTTTCGATGTATTCCATTAAATCTTCGTCTGTGTAATCTTTAAATTCGTTGTAAGTCTGCCTCAAAGAAGGATCGTCATAATTTTTTAGGCAATCTACCGTAAATATAAGTGCATCTCTGAAGTTTCCATCAAATGTTATAACAAAACCATTTATTCTAATTTCTACCATGCGAACTACCTACGAATTTCTCTAGTCTATCTTTGATAAAGTCAATCCTCCCTCTGCGCAGTCTTAACTGCCTGTATTCTTCAATTTTTTTATTTCGACTAGTTTCATCTAGAGCCATAATTCTTGCTGCATGCTCTTCTGATAAGCCGAAAAATGTTGTTAATGTTAGTTCCATCAGAACCTCTTACTTTCTGCATTATCTGGATATTTAAAAATATTGTTTTTTGCACCTTTGATTATGCGATCGACAAAAGCAGCATCGTAGATTTTCATAAGCTCAGCTCTACTAAAATTTGTATTAATGATAGTATTTGTCCGATTATCCAAAATATTAAATAAAAACGTATATGTCCAACCGCTAGCAGATTTAATGGTGTTACCTGTGGTTGACTCCTTGCCTAAGTCATCAAGTATCAGATAATCACAATTGATGAGAAGCTTTGACATTCTTTCTTGCGAATATTTGCTATTTTTTTTATCGTCATAATCGAATGTATCTTTGACTAGTCCGGACAACAAAGGTACCGAAACAAATATCACACTCTTTGATTGATTGTAAGATTTAAACATCTCGTTAATATTTTTAGCAATACTCATAGACAAGTGGCTCTTGCCAACCCCTGGAGGTCCTTGTAAGAGGGAGTTACCTTCCATTCCTTTAACATAATCTCTGGTGATTCGTTTGGCATAGTTTAGCGCTTTTGTATCTACAGCACTATGTTCCTTGTAGTTTTTCAACGTAGCACTAGCAATTTCCTTTGATAAAACGCTCTCTTTATAAAACACTTTATAACCCTTAGCTAGCAACGACTGGTTGTTGTACGCAATGTCAACCGCATTACTTTTCGTTTGGATATACTCTGTTGTACATTGCCAACAAAATTCTGTTTCTCTATTGCCATGATTTGGCATTTTCCTAGCATAAATTGGCATCTCGTGCTTTTCGCATGTTTTCCCAGTATCTCTAATAATGCCATTCTCGAGCATGCTCTCTCTTGTCATTAACCCAAAAGCCATAGATACCTCCTAAAATCCATATTTCGGATCTGGTTTCTTAAGCTCATCTAACTCAGCTTGCGAAAATCGTTGGCCTTGTTGCTTCTGGTAATAATCACTTTTAGCAACTTCTGGCTGATTGAGATAGCTCTCAAACTTGCTAGCATTAAACAAGGTTGATGGCCTGAGATATTTTTCCATGTCAGAATTTACCCACTCGCTGCATTTTTTATCTATGACAGCTTTGAAATCTTCTAAAGTATAACTATCTTTTAGTCTCGCTTTGACTAAATCTGTGTTTGTTTTTACAAACTTATAGTTAGAGTTCATTTTTTGGTTGAGATAAGCTATTGGGATACGATAATCAAAATTTTTGGGATTACCTTTTTTGACTTGTTCGACATATTTCTCTTCTAACCAGTCTGGAAAGAGATATTCAGTCGGGCTCTGCTCGACAATATATTCTTTCTCTTTATCTAACTCTCTCTCTTTATCTTTCTTTTTCTCTATATCTATCTCTATCTCTGTTGGACATTGGTTGGACATTGGTTGGACATCGGTTGGAATTTGTCCAATTTTTCTAGTTTCTCGTTTATATTTTGCCCAGTTCGTCTCGCTTTCCAGCATAGCTTTAGCTTGGGGCATTTGTGCGTTACCGCTACCGTCTATCTGGATTAGACCGCATTTTGTGAAGTAAGCTAATGTCATATTGATATCGTCTTCAGACACCTCTAACTTGATGGCAAGCTCTTCTACCAAATTATCAAAGTATCCTTCGTAATATAAAATGCAGTCTGTTTCTAAACTTTCTAGCATCAAACGAATATACAAGACTGTCATAGTGTCTCCGCCAGCCATCTTTTTTAAACGTTTGATAAAAATATTTTCAAAAAACTTCTTGTCGAACTTTAGCCAAAAGTAGATTTTAGTTTTTTCTTTACCCAATTTATCCTCCTAACTTGCAGTCCACTAGTGTGATAAAGTAGTTCAACTTCGCTTTATCTCTTGTTTCTAGTTTGCTTTTGTCAATCTGTTTTAGTAAGTAGTTAACGCATATTTTTTTAATCATCTTCTAGTACCAATCCCTCTAATCGCTTATCATAGCTAGACACAAACCACTCTTTTAATTGATTGTAAAGTTCTATTGCTTGGTCGTATTCCTCAGGCAATACTTCCTTATTTTGACTTTTACCAAAGACATTTAAGACAAGCAAACGAATATGGTTGTGCACGTCATGTGTTGTAATTTTGCTATAACTAATCTCGTTGTCCACACCAAAAACTTTTGGTGTCTGATTGAAGACGTGTTTTTCTGGTTTATAAGCACGTTCACGATTTAATTTCTTGAGTACTTTTGGGTATTTATTGTTGATCGGAATTAACTCATCATCAAAGCCGACATCTTTAAATAGCCCCTGTGGTGTGCGTTTTTCTTTCGCTTGTTTCATGCGCTCGGCTACTAATTCATTCAATTCTTCTTCAGTTAATGCGTAAGTTTTCATACAGTCCTCCTGCGAATTTGAGGCACACAAAAAGCGTACCTATAAATTTGAGTTGCACAAATACAGGTACGCTGTTATAATATAAGCGTATCCTGTATTCTTCTTGAATATGGGTGCGTTTGGCACTGCGTAACTAATCGGATTGGCGTTTGAGTAGTTACGTGGTGTTTTTTTGTTTACCCTTTTAGCTCATTATAGACTTTTTCGAGCCCTTCCATGAGGATATCGGTTTTGCTTTTTCCAGTCTTTTCGGTACAAAAATCAAGCATTTCTACCTCATTTTTTGAAGCTCTGACACCGATATACTTATCCCTTGGATTGCTAGTAGGTCGCCCCATTTTTGCCAAATCTGTCACCTATCGAAAACTCAAGGCAAGATTTAACAATTGCAAGACAATTAAAATCCCTAACAAAATTTCAGTTCTTTTTTCGTGCTTCATTTGCTAGCCTGTAGGAGCTATGTTATAATCGAAGTACACGAAACCACCGAGGGCTTTCGCCCTCTGGTTTCGTTGCTTTTAGAGAAGTTCTCGTATGAATCTGATTATTTCTATGATTATGCCGATAATCACAAATTTATCAGTCAGCGAGAGCTTTTCTTTTTGCTTAGTTTTTCGACTTCGCATAGCTCCGTTTCCTTTCCGTTGGATTTAGTTAATTCCTTAACCATGATTTAATTATAACTTATGTTTAAACAAATGTCAATGGTTTTGTTTAAACATTTTTAAATATTTTTCTTTCTCTCAAAACAGCCCTAAAATCACTTCTGAGACAGTCTGTTATCTAGACATACATTTTACCGTTCTTGTCATCAGAAGCTATCAGGATTGAAATCTCGTAGCTTTTAGAAGCTTTAAATGCTATAATACTACTCGGCACTACTACACCGCCTTAGATTGGAGGTGAGAACCATGTGCGAAATATTCTTCACAACAATCATCGCACCATTATTGGTCGGCATCGTCTTGTTGCTAGTCCAAAAGTGGCTAGACAACGATGATTAGTGTCTTCTAGGAAACTAGAAAAATCCCCTAGTATTTGCGGTACTAGGGGATTTCTTTTTGGCACTAAATGTGCTAAATATTCTTCACTTCCCCTAAAGTATACTACGAAAAAAACGAAATATCAAGAAAAAATACACTTTAACCGTATTAAAACGGAAATTTGTAAAATATATTTTACTCCAACGCACCCATATTCAGTTGTCAAAGGACTATGTATTTCCTACCAAACCTGCTTACCAGGCAAACCATCTAGTTCCTAATTAAAATTGGATTCCATTCATCCATGTTTCAAACCTTTCATATAATTATGAAAATCATCATAAGCTTTCGCACCAACTTCCCAGCCGTGTGTTTCAATTGTCCTTTTTGGTTTTGGTTCTTCTTTTTTTGGTTTTGTAAAAATAAAGTTAAATAATTTTTTCATTTTGTAATTTTCTCCATTCTTCAAATTTTTTAACTTTTGTTGAACGACCGCCAACCTTGTCAATGTATTTGCGATAATTTCTGTCTTTGTACATCTTTCTTAGTAATCGCTGCGTTTGGTCAAATGACTTTCCAATAAATTCGGATAAGTCGTTATCATTAAGCCAAAGCTCTTCGTAAGGTACTTCGATACCGCTTTTAAGTTTTGCTAGCATATTGTTTCCTTTCTGTGTTATAATTAAGTAAATAGTATTTGTTTTGAGTCCGATTCCCGTCGGACTTTTTTAGTGGTATAATCATCTCGAAAGGAGGTGATTATAATGAACGACGTTTTAAAAACTAATCTTATTGCAGATGTCGCTATTTTTTCGGAAAAAAGCAATTGTAAGCTTAATGTGATTACAGCGAGTGGAATATTCACTGGAACTTTATTACCTGAAAATCCTGATAAAGCCAAGTATGCTCATGTCCTTGAATTCTTGGAATATCGTAAAGAAAATAAAGATGACAACGAAAGATTTATGTTGCTTGTTGATGCTACTTTGTCAACATCAAAAGAATCTACTTTGAACCTTCCATTTGTTGTTCTGTTTATTGACCAGATAATCGGCGTATCTTCTGTTCAGTAGTTAGCGTATTACTTAACTTTTCAGAATCTACTGTTACCACAGTAGGTTCTTTTAATTCTGCTAGGATTTCTTTTAGTGTTTGGTTTATTTCTTTTAAAATAGTAATCATGTTCTTTCTCCTTAGTGATATACACTTTGATTTTGTATGAACGCTCCATAGTATGGATTTCGTTCTTGCTGTTCAGCAAATGATGGCAACTCATTTAAAACAAGCTTTCGAACAGCAGCGCAAAAATTAACTATCATGACCGATATCCTCTTCTGAAGGTGTCGGTATTTGTTTGGCAATAATCTCAACGGCAATTTTTATGCCGGTTAAGAAACCTTTTCCATAGTCAGAACCTAAAAATTCTAAGATATTTTCAGTGATCAACTGCTTGATATTTTCTTCCATATTTTCTCCTTTCGTTAGTTTTGTTCCTTTCTTACCCAATCAGTTCAAGTTCAGTCTGTTTGTTCAACAGATTAATTTTTCGTTTAGTATTCGTGCACGGTTCCCACATAGCGATATATTCAAGCGCCTCTTCTTTCTTAGATTTAGACAATTCAGCGTAGCTATTGAGATCAAATTCTGCTTTGAAATCAAGTTCCATTTCTCGGAATACTTCACTTGAAAAACGATGCTTTCTGCCTTCCTCGTCTACTTTAAAGGTTTTATAAGCTTTTGCAGATTTTCCGCCCATACAATCAATGACACGTTTACGACGTTTTTTAGTAATCATATTAATAATTCCAGGATGTAAATAAGATGTATCCATGATTTCTTGAATATCATTCTGCGCTTGCAATAATCCTTTTTCTAAGTTATCAACCTTTTCTAAAGTCACTGTCTGCATTTTTGACATTTCAATCAGTTGTTGAGTTGTTGTTAGTTCATTCATAAGACTTCTCCTTCTAAAATTTCAGTGTTCTTACGCTTCATATCAAGGTCATTAAAGAGCTTTAGACCTCTATCGACCAAGCTATCGAACTCTTGCTTAATAAGCCCGTCACGCTGGATATAGTGCGTTTCATCAGCATAGATAAGTCCGCTCATTTCAAGTAATAGCAAATCGCCTTTTTTGAGTAGTTCAGTGATATTCTTGTATGATGCAATCTTCTTTTGATAGCTATTGAGTTTACCTTCTGACTGTTTAATCGCTTCTGTTAGCTCATCATACTTAGCTGATTTATGATTGACCTCATCACGCTTAGCATAGAATTCTTTAAGTTGACTTTTTAAATACTCCTCGTGCTGCAAGGCATCATCAACCATCTTACTTAGTTCTTTATTCTTGCCAAGCAAAGTCTGATTAAGTTGCTTAGTGCTTTCATAATCATCTGGAATAACTTCTTTGATAACTTCTTTTTCAACGATTTTAGCACTCAAGGCTTGCTCTGCTAAATTCTCTTTTTGTTGCTCTAAACGGGCATTTTCTGATTTTAAGCGGTTGTTTTCTCGCTTGATTTCTTGCAACTCTCTGACAGTTGGGTTATCGCCACTTTCAATCCGTTCAATCTGTTCCTGCTTTTGCTCGTCTGGTAGGGTGGCTATGAGGTAGAGAGCTGTGCTACCTAAATTACTCAACGTTGAAGAATTTGGAAGTTCATTCGCCACTTTCATCATACGATTAGCTTCAGGTTGATTTATTCCGAGTTTTCCAACCCATTCCATAAATTGCCCATGCGCTAAGTCGTTCTCTTTAACGTGGTTTAACCGTCTGCCAATTTCCCAAATAGACTGCCCTGCAATCTGCTTGTGATGATTAATTTCTAATTCAATTTGTTGCAAGTTATTTGATAATGTTACTTCATTCATATTGTCCTTTCTAGTGTTGTGTTGATTTTATTAACAAATATTTTGTCTATCATGTTAGACAATTGGTTAAAAAAATAAATCCTTAATCTTTACGTCCAAAGCTTTCGCCAATTTCTTCAGAGATGCTGTAGATGTCTCTGAATATGAACCTGTTTCTAAACCAACCACGAGCGAACGACTAACGTTAGCTTTATCAGCTAATTCATTTTGAGTAAATCCTTTTTTCTCTCGTAGTTGTTTTAGATTAAATTGTTGCATTCCCCCACCTCCTTTCTGTTTCTGTGGTATAATTTAAATAAAAATGTGAGGTAAAATTATGATTCCTATTAAACTTGATCTTTCAGCTGACTTAACTAGTCTTGTTGAGACTACAAATACTGTTTTAAAACCAATAAGTGAAGGTCTTGCGGGTATATTTGCTTATGCATTTCAACTACCAAGGAGATACAATGTCGTGTCCGATATCGAGCTAAAACAGTTAGCGGAGTCTACTAAACAAAAATTTCAAAATATACCTATTGAAAATCAGAGTTTTGAAAAAATCAAATCCGTAGGTAAAATTCTCGAAGACTCTATTTATCAATTAAATGACGAAACGTTTAGAAATTATTATGCTTGCCTAATTTCTGCCTCTTGTGACAGTACAAAACATGTCAAACCTTACTACTCGTCTTTAATAAAAGAAATGAGTAGCAAAGACGCACTATTGCTAGATTATTTTTTTGATAATAGAGTCTTGTTTGAAGTAGAATTATCCAGTAATAACGAATTATTTGAAGAACCAACTGAATATAGATATGTTTTTGAAAAAAGATATTTTAAACACAACGCCATATCTGAACGATATCTTTTTAGAGATTTTAATAACAAAAAATATATATCAGGGCTGTACCATTATGGTAGTGACTTTTTCGAAGATGATGTGAATCAGGAGCTTAAATTCCTAGTTGCAGCTGGCATAGTTGAAGATTCCAAAGCTGAAAAATCTCATGAGTATATCCCTAGTATTGAAAAGTATGTTATCCAAACTGATGAACGTGCTCAAGAATTTATTGAACAAAACAATTACACAGTTCCAAAAGTTGAACTTGCTGCCGAAACGAAAGTATATACGTTAAGTAATCTAGGGCTTAAATTAAAAGAATTGCTAAAACAATAAATCAATCGTCAAAAAACTTGCTCAATAAGTAACTGTTTTCGCTTTTTGTTAATGCTTCTTTTTGTAAAAAATACTCCAATAAAGCACTAAAGTTTTCTTTTACATATTTTTTTATCAGTCGTGTAAAGTGTATATAAAGAGTAAGCCACATTACTATAAAAGCTATTGATAAATAAAGTAATTCGTCCATATTTCAACCTTTCACTCCCAAATGGGAGTTTTTATTTTGTAATAAACCAAGCAATCAGCCAAGCGATACCGCCTAACACCAACAGCGCTGGTAGCACGCCACCTTCGAACTTGATACTTGTTTTTTCCTTACCATCACGACTAGTAAACGTGTGTTCTAAATCGCCTAGCATTAGTTTTTTCCAATTCATTTTGTACCTCCTAAAAATGTTATAATCAACTTATCCTAGCAGAAAGGAGGATAAGTTATGTATTTTGTGATCAGAAAATCTTCTAATAACCAGTTTTATTTTGTAATAAAAGCTGATAATCATGAAGTTGTGGCAACTAGTGAGACTTACTATTTTAAAGATTCTGCCATTCGAACAATAGAATCTATTAAAAAAGGTATCTCTACTGACTCTAATGTCGTTGATATGACAAGCGATTAAACAAACTTGTTAATTCAGCAGAACACTCAAGTAAGATGGCTTTATTAAACTCTGGGTCGCTATTTGCTTCTTGGAGTTTTTTTATAATGTTTTCTAATTCCTCCATACAATTCCTTTCCTCATAGAAGTTCATTTCTTGGGTGGAACTCTTTTGTTTCCACCAGCTGAATACCATCCACCGTGATAATAATCTTGCTATGTAAACATGTCTTTGCTAAAAATTTTGAACCAGCTTCTAGTTGTTTGATTAAATCCTCTGGCATAATCTCTCCTTTCATTCTTGCAGAGATACAGCCGATGTGCTAAACTAAACTTACCCCGTTAGGGGAGAGGGCTTCTTAGCCCTCTTGGTATTGTCACCACTCTATTGAGTAGTGAACCCTAAGCTTAAACCAAAGAATGTGAATTTCCAACTCGACTTCTTTGTGTTTAGGCTTTTTGTTTAGCCTTGACTCCATCAGCTGTACCTCCTTTCGTTTTGCTTAATTACTTAAGCTTGATTATAGTCTAACATGTTAGACATATGGTTGTCAAGTATGTTGGACAAAAAACTTGAAAAAAATTTTTTTGTACTGTATAATATGTTTAAAATGTTAGACATTATATTGAAAGGAATTCGATATGCATCTAGGAAAATATATAAAAAAGTATCGAGATACCAATAATCTGAGCATGGCTGAATTCGCTAAAGAATCAGGCATCAGCAAAGCTTACGTTTCTATTCTTGAAAAAAACAGAGATCCTCGTAACGGAAAAGAAATCATCCCATCTATTCCGATTATAAAGAAAGTTTCTGACACAATTGGCATCTCTTTTGATGATTTATTAAATTCGCTAGACGAAAATCAGATAGTCGCGTTAAATGAAACGAAAACTGAAAAAAATCTAACTTCCTCTACCCTACAAAAAATCACTTCTACTTCTTCTCAATTAGAACAACCTAGACAAGAAAAAGTCCTTAGCTTCGCTAACGAACAATTAGAAGAACAAAATAAAGTTGTTTCTATGTTCGATAGAAAAGTTGAGGAGACAGAAAATTATATCACTGACTACGTTGAGGGGTTAGTTGCTGCTGGTCTGGGGGCATACCAAGAAGACAATTTACATATGGAAGTTAAACTACGGGCTGATGATGTACCCGATAAGTATGATACTATTGCGAAAGTAGCTGGTGATTCAATGGAACCACTTATTCAAGACAACGATTTGCTATTCATCAAGGTATCTAGTCAAGTCGATATGAATGATATAGGGATATTTCAAGTCAATGGAAAAAACTTTGTAAAAAAACTCAAACGTGATTATGACGGCGCTTGGTACTTGCAAAGTTTAAATAAAAGCTATGAGGAAATCTATCTTTCAGAGAACGACAACATCCGCACGATAGGAGAAGTCGTAGATATTTACAGGGAGAATTAATATGCTGGAAAAAGTTGAACGCTTAATCTCGGAAATTAATAGAATACACCTTGTTTATTCGCAAGATTATTTTGAAACTGGGAAAGTTGAAAAGATTAATCTAAAACATACCTTTTCAAAAGTACCTGTCAAGGCTATCCTAGACTATCGTTTAAATCTACACGAATCTATCAATGATTACTTGATGAAAGCTGATGTTAAGGATATTCCTTATGTCTATCGCGTAAAAACATCGGAAAGTATCTTAGACAAAATTGAACGTTTTTCCAAAAGACAAGATGGTTATCCTGTGAATTCTATTCTCAATGACATTTTTGGCGCTCGTATCATTTTATCTTCTGAGGATATTTCACAAGTGATGGAACAACTTGATGAATGGAAAGATAAGTTTGACTTAAAAAACTGGTATTTACGAGATAAAGATAATTACACAGGAATACACGTTTATTTCAAGAATAAGAGCAACCACTACTATCCTTGGGAGTTGCAAATTTGGGATGAGAAAGATGTTGATCAGAACATTGAAAGCCATAAATTATTTAAACGTCATTTTGTATAACGTGCCATTTTACCCCAGTCGAAACGTAAATAGGAAAATTAATAACTATGTGTAATATCTGAACCACGTTAAAAGCTGAAATCAAAATCAGGAGAATTAAAAATGGGATTTTTTGCACAGCGTTGTCCTTACTGCCAAAGTACAAAAGTACAATTTATGAACCAAGACCGTAAAGGTTTTAATGGTTGTGTCGGTTGTATCGGATTTTTAATTGCTTGGCCGTTCTTATTGCTAGGTTTGGTTGGGAAAAAGGGTAAAAACAACTGGCATTGCACAAATTGTGGAAGAACGTTTAAGACAAAATAAAAAAAGCCCCACGCTCAAATTTTGTTCAAGGAGAGCGTGAGGCAAATTCTAGTATAGTAAAAACCTGCTTTTTGGGAGGGGCTTTTACCATACCTATTTTAACAGAAAATGAGGTAAAAAACAATGTGGATAGAGGAGCTAGCCAACGGGAAATTTAAATATATCGAAAGATATACTGACCCTCTAACAAATAAGTACAAAAAAGTATCTGTGACACTAGATAAAAATTCTAGTCAAGCTCAGAAAAAAGCTGGTTTAATATTGCAGGAAAAGATTGAAGATAGGCTCGCTATCAGAAATCACTCAGAAATGACTTACGGAGAACTTAAAAAGGAATATCTAAAGCAATGGATACCGACCGTCAAAGACTCCACAAAACGTGGTTATTTAGTATCTGACAGTCATATAGCAACCGTGTTACCAGATGATACAATTATCAACAAGTTGACTAAACGTGATATTAGACTAATCATTGATAAACTATTAAAACACAATTCGTATCATGTTACGCATAAATGTAGAAAGAGATTGCATGCTATATTTTCTTATGCGATACAAATGGACTATATGACAAGTAATCCGACGGAGAACGTCTTAGTTCCCAAACCAAAGGATGATTACAAGCCTGAAAAGGTGCTTTATTTAACATCTAACGAGGTTTACGACCTGTGCAATAGAATGATAGACAATGATGAACAAACGCTCGCAGACATCGTTTTATTCATGTTTTTGACGGGTGTACGGTATGGAGAATTAGCTTGTCTGACTTACGACAAAATAGATTTTGAAAATAAAGAAATTCTGATTAATGCAACTTACGATTTTAACACACGAGAAATCACTACGACCAAGACCAAAAAATCAACACGCAAAATATCTGTATCAGATAATATTTTAGATATCGTCAATAAACAGAAAAAGACAAGTTCATTCGTCTTTCCAAATTCGAACGGTGTACCGATTTTAAACGCATACATCAATAAGCGATTGAAAATTTACGGAGATTATCACACGCACTTATTTAGACACTCGCATATATCATTTTTAGCAGAAAAAGGGATACCGCTAAATGCGATAATGGATAGAGTTGGTCACAGCGATCCAAAAACAACATTATCTATTTACAGTCACACAACTGTAAATATGAAAGAAATTATAAATAAACAAACTGCCCCTTTTGTGCCCTTTTTAAAACCGGAATAAAACAAAAAGCCTTTAATACAAAGGCTTTTGACGTTATTTACATGTCCCCTGCCGGAATCGAACCAGCAATTACTCCTTAGGAGGGAGTTGTTATATCCATTGAACTAAGGGGACCTAGTAAAAAAACTGCCCACAGGCAGATTTTTTACGTCTTGGTTGTCCAGTTTTAAAACATAGTTACTATCCTCAAACAACCAAGCATTTTTAAAATCTGATCATCAAAATTAACGACGGATTTCTTTAATACGTGCAGCTTTACCTTGCAATGCGCGTAAGTAGTAAAGTTTAGCACGACGTACTTTACCATAACGAACAACTTCGATTTTATCAACACGAGGAGTGTGAATTGGGAATGTACGCTCTACACCGATACCACCAGAAATTTTACGTACTGTGTACATTTCTGAGATTCCTTGACCTTTACGTGAGATAACAACACCTTCAAAGATCTGAATACGTTCGCGAGTACCTTCGACAACTTTAGCGTGAACACGTACAGTATCACCAGCACGGAACTCAGGGATATCAGAACGAAGTTGACCTTCTGTCAAACTTTGAATTAATGGATTCATTTTTATTCTCCTTCTCTTACTAATCTTAAGTACTTGTCTCAGCGGATTAGCCGTTTTTTGTGCGTCCATCACACACTCTCACAATTCTACCAAATTTTAACCTACTTGTAAAGCTATTTTATCTAGAAGAACAAGGTGTCATCCTTTAGAATAGTTATTTGTATATTAGACTTCCTGCGAAACTAAAATCCTAGTTCACGGTTGATCATTCCAGCAATCAAATTCATTCGTAATCCAAACCGTTTGCGTCGATTTCGATAGGTTGTTGAAAATATTTTAAACGTTTTTACTTTGGCAAAAATATTCTCAACCTTGATTCTCTCTTTGGATAGCGTATGGTTATAGGTTTTATCTTCAAGAGTTAGTGGCTTAAGTTTGCTTGATTTCCTCGGAGTTTGCGCTTGTGAATACATCTTCATGATCCCTTGATAACCACTGTCTGCCAAGATTTTAGCAGCTTGTCCGATGTTTCTGCGACTCATTTTGAACAACTTCATATCGTGGCAATAGTTCACTGCAATATCCAAAGAAACAATTCTCCCTTGGCTTGTGACAATCGCCTGAGCCTTCAT